TTACTTCATTTAACTCTTTGGTCTTTGTTTGAGCTGGCGACATAGGAGGATTAGTAATATCATTCTCATTCTTCTGGGTTTGAGAGCCGTATAATCCAGTTTGTGCGTTAGTATTATCTATATTTGCTTGTTGTTTATCTCGTTCTAAGCGTTGTAGCTCTTGGGTGTTTTCATATTGACCTTTAAAGCCAGTAGAAAACGCAGACATTATCAACGGATAATCAGCACCTAGTGATTGTGCCCCCTCTTCTCCACTCTGAGATATTAATTGAGAGACGCTAAGTCCCCCCTTTTCTCCTGTTTCTGCATTTGAATAATAAATAATACCATCATGATAATGGTCAAAATCCCCAATAATTGGATCACCAGAAGTATTTTTATATTGTTGTAAAATTCCTCTAGCTATGTTATTTGAAGCAGGCGTATCACCTGCGGTTGAAGCCTTAGCTAGTTCTGAAAAAGCATAAGATTGGCTCTTAACAAATTGCTGCACTTGCATAGTTTCTTGCTGCTCTTCCTGCATTTGAGCCTCAAGATAAGCAGATTGGGCATTGATTTGACCAGTCATTTTAAGAAGAAGGTCTAATTTTTCTTGTCTTTTATCATCAGCAGAACCTTTTAATCCTGCGCCAATACCAGACATTAAAGCATTAGCTTCATGATCTATCGAGCTTTTAGCTGCTCCTTGACTACCTTTACTAAAAGCATCGGCGTAAGCATCTGTTGCAGTTGGCTGATTGACTAAATCCATCTGCGTTTTAACTAGATCAGGCTTAAAATATCTATTGGTAAAATTATCTTTTAGCTCCATTTGTTACCTACTAATTTAGTTGAGTTCTTGCTCCATCCCATCGTACCAGCGGATGGATTACTGCTATCTGGGTTAGTCCATGGATTACCACCGCCACCTGTTGCGCCCCCACTTATCATGCTAGCCAATTTACCGCCAGCAGCACCAGCAACTTGCCCCCCTATTATACCAATACCCATATTAGCCGCTTCTCTCCATGGATTACGTTTTAAACTAAACCTTGCAAGTTGGTCGGCATTTGCTTGAGATATAGCATTATTATCGATACCTTGAGCACTGATAGCTTGCTGATTTCCATTATTCAGCATATTTACTCCAAGTTCTGCCATACGTGCACGTCTTTGTTCTAACATATTACGATTAGCAAACTCTGTCCCTAAACGCTGCTCTTCGTTTTTAAATTCTATATCTTTTTCCGCTATAGCTTGTTTTTGTATTAGCTCTTGATTAGCTAGCTCTGCCTGAGATTCTGAGTTAAATTTACCTAGTTCTACTTGAGCATTCTTACCAAGTAAATCGCCTCGTTGATGTAGATTAGCTAGTGATTGTTGTTTTAGTCCTTGAGCAAGTTCAGCTTGCTTTAGCTCAAGATCAGAGTAAGCGTTGGCTTTTTCTCTAGCTAGTGCAACTTGAGTACCAAATGCTGTAGAGCTATTATTTAAACCCATCTTTGTTAGTTTTTGATCTATAGCGTACTGCCTAAAGTCAAAACCACGATCTATTGCTTTGGTCGATGCATCACGAAAACTATTAATTAATTCTTGGTTCTGTTGTATCAAATATGGGCTTGTATTCTCCATTTGTTCTATAGAATTACCCAGTCTAGTCATTGCTTGACTTAATGCAACAACGCCTGCTGCACGTTCATTAATTGGGGTTATTGTAGGTAGACGATTACTAACACTTCTAGATTGAACTGGAGCGTTTAAATCAATACGGCTATCATTATTACCAAATTTTAACGCAATCTTACCATCCATTCCACGAATAATATCAAGTTTGTCTTTGCTTAACTCATCAAAAATACTAGTAAAGTTAATAGGTTGGAATTTATTAGCTATAGGGTTTGTTGCATCTGTAATAACAGGAGGCGGTTTATCAGGCATCAGCCCATCAGATGTTGCTGCAAATGCAGCAGCTACCCCCATAAATGGTAATGCTGGACCCATAATTTACCTCACAAGTTTTAAATAATAATAAGTTTTTGGTTGTTTTAAATAATACTCTATAAAGCCAAAAAATTCAAGCATTCTAGGGCTTATATCAGCAAAAGCCGTACTATATATTATTGATATATTATTTTTTTTAGCATTTATAATTAATTGAGCTAACATTTCTTTAGCTAAGACTTTAGTTAGCCATTTTTTACGCCATTTAGTTTCAATCTCTAGTCCAACTTGCCCACCATTTGGGTCGTGTGGATGTTTATGTACTGAAATTGTACCTACAAGTTCATCTTTATTTTTAATTTCTAAGAAAAAAATACCATCTTCATCATAGAAGCAATAATTTTTATTAGGAGATGTTGTTTTAATTACATTCATGGTAAAGCCATTATCCTATTAATCGCAGCTTGAACGTCTGCTTCATAAAACCAAGTTCCGTTTCCAACCTTACCCAGGGAATCTAGCTCTATATGATTAGATTGGAACTGAAAAGCGAGGGGTACATCTTTGAAATATGATTGAGCAGCTCTTGTTCTATCTGCACCAGTTGCTGGCGGAATGTAATTGCTATATGTTACTAACTGACTATCGCCAATAGAATTATCAGCAATATTAATTGATTTTAGTAGTTGTTTAAATTTATAGCCATAATGACCAGTTGTTACGCCATATTCATTACCCCAAATATAACCTCTCTCTTGTGAATTAGTCATGACTGCTATAGAGAAATCTTTTAACTTGCTTGAACTAATAGCCCCATCATCTATATTTGCATCAGTTAAACCATTTATTACTACTGGTAAATTAGTAAAAATACCTAATTTTTTTAATGTTATTGATGCATCAGCTATCTTGTCACTAGTGATAGCTAAATCCTTGATATTAATTGTTTTAATAACATTGGGAACAATATTTGTAATAAATTGATTATCTGTAAAATTCTCCATAGCAAGTACGCCAAACTGACGACCAGTAAGAGTTTTATTAGCAATATCATTAGTATTGATCTTACGCCATTCAGGAGTATCTAAATTACGTGATAGTAGTACTTGATAATCTGTAGTTGGCTCTGCCTCGGTGATATTACCATCAGCTCCAGCTATTAATACTGAACCAGTGGCTATAGGAGCTATTTTTTTAAATGAAATAGAATAATCGTCAATTAGATCACTATTTATTTGCTGCCAATCTGTAGTACCATCACCTATATTATGTAAAAATGCTCCAGCATTTCCTTCTACTCCTTTAAGAACAACATCGACCAAACTATCCATTGCTGGCTTTATAATATCATTTAAGTATTCGGATATATTATTAAACTGGCTATCAAAGTCATCAGCTGCTATCTTCTTGTTTTCTTTCTCTAATTTATTTTTAAAATAATTTTCATTGCGGATAAATTTTTTAATCACACTAGCCCCCCTTTTGTTTTTAGAATAGCTAAAAACTCATCAGATAAGTTCTTTCTTTTTATTATTTGTGCGCCTTGAAAATCAGTCTGCATATTTTGTAGAGCTGATAAGTTTAAACTTCTATCCAAAACACAGCTAGGTATCACGGAGCTATCTAATTGAGTATATGGTTTTAATCTCATTTGATCGTCAATGTATCCTGTTGGTGAGGGTAAGTTGATTGCATTAATTGGAATACATGCTGGTGTTAATATACCAATCATACCATTCTTAATTCTATTTATAAACTGCCCAGATTGATGGATTACTAGTTTATTAAAATCTACGGAATTATTATTAATAGTTCGATTACTAAAGCATTTTTCTTTGAACTTCAAATTTGGGCTAGTTACCCTGGTATTCATTAAATCTGCACTTATCTTATCGCTTGTAATTGAGTTGTTAGCTACCTTTTCTTCTGGAATAGTATTGTCTTGTATATAGAGAGTTTCAATGGAATTATCATTTAATGGCTTGCCTAAAATATCTTCGGCTAAATGATTTGCAGAAAGCGCAGCTAAGCCAACTTTAGCACTGGATATAGATTTATCAGCAAAGTTATTAAAATCTAATTTTTGCCATTTTGGAAGGTTAGTAACATCACCTACTAAACTTTGATTTTGTTCTGTAGCAAGAGTAGATTTTAAATTCTCGTTATTATCACTAGATAATACTGAGAAGGGAGTTATTTTATTAAAACGATCTAGCGTTAATATAGAATCTGCTACATCTGAATTTCTTACGATATCAAAAATAGTAGTGCCATCACCCACATTACGTAGAAAGCTATCGCTATTGCCCGCAATACCAACTGCCTTATTCCCCTCTAGAATATCAATAGTTTCAGAAATGATTTTATTTAAATATTCTACTAATTCATTGAAGCTATCATCTAGATCACCATGAGCAATAGTCATATTGCGATCTCTAAGACTTTGGAAAAAAGCCGTATCTCTACTAAATGGACTAATCACTGATTCCTCACTTGATTTAGTTTGTTACGCAACTCAGCAGTTAAGTGTTCTAAACCAATTGACTTATCAGCTAATAGATCGCATAGATTTTTACGAAAATAGAAAGACTGATATTCAGGGTTTTGTTGGTTTATAACTGCTCTTACAGCTATACGCCCTGCTTGAATTGAATTTGCTTTTAGTTTAGTAGAGGAAACTATTGTTCCATATAAATTGTTAGCGGTAAAACCATTATAATTCTCGTTTGGCGTATTAAATGGACTAACTGCGAATTTAGATGCTTCAAACTTGGTACTTATTGTTTTTTGACCAACTTTTGCAAAGGCTGTACTAGCCACGTTAGGCTGCGTTTTATCTTGCAAAGTACGAATGAGTCTATCTCTATCGCTACCACCTCCTACTAAACTTGAATTTAAAATAGTCTCAGCTGTTGTTAAATAACTATTTGGAATAATATTTTCCCAAACTGTACTTGGAAAATCTAGAGCTAACTCTGGTGATAGTTTATCTGCTTTCAAAGTTTGATTATCTATTTTGATAGAGGTAATACTATCATTTTTAAATTTATCACCTGTAATAGAGTTGTTAGCAATTAATGTTTCAATTAAATATGCTGGTAGATTTTCATTAGTTATAGTTCTATCTGCAACATCATCACCAGTAATTCCCCTATCTTCTATATTATCAGCTGTTAGTTTTTTCCACAAAGGCAAATTACCAAGCTTTGATGTTAATATTTGACCATTTTCTGTAGGCATAACATTTGTTAATACCTGTAAGCTATTTCCACTAAGAATAGAGCCAGTATTAGTCTTAATAAATTTCTCTAAAGATATGCAGTTAGTACAGAATGAGTCTAGAGTGATATAACCCCATGCGGTAGTGCCATCACCTATATTTTTTAAGAATTTGCGGTTATCAGCTGGGTTATTACTACCAATTACTCGTCCTGCAATTAAGATATCAATCAATGGCTTTATATCTTTGTTCAAATAATCACTAATTACATTAAATTGCAAATCTATACTATCTGCTTTAATTTTTTTAAAACCACTAAAATAGTTTTCTATTCTTTTAAAAGGTTTAATTGCCATTAACAACACCTCCTGCAAGGAATAATTTATCAAAAATAAACTGTTCGGATGCTTTACCACTCAGAGTAATCATTATTGCATCAGCAGTAAATCTAAGAACTTCATAAGGAAAATCGCCATTACGGTAAGAGTAATTAGCCATTCCGAACTCTGCATTATCGTATAATCCAGCTTCTTGTTCTATTCTGATAATTTCAGAAAAGTTTTCAGAATCGTTGTAATCTGTATAGATTTGTAAATTAATATCAATCATAGCAAGAGTTCTGCATGCTATGAATACAGACTCATTATTCCAAGTAGAACTAGGATATATCCAACTATAATGAATACGCCATATCATGGCACTTTTGGCATATTCCTCATAAGTTTGTGTTTGTGTTTTATCGGCGTAAGCAAGTAAGACTCCGTCATCCATGCCTAAAAATAAATCTTGCGAAACAGGGTCATAAAAAATACTTCTACTATCAGCAAAATTTTCACTAAAAATTGACCATGCACCATTTTGTTTTAACTGATAGATCAAACAATTATATTTTAATTTAAAACCTAAAAATCTACCATACGGATATAAAAAGGCTTTTAAATCTCTATAATCCTTATCATTCTCAATAAATTCAAGTTGTGCATTTAAGTGCTGATTAATTCCATTAGAAAAATTATATGATACTGATAATTGTTTATATTGATTAATTGAACTAAGAGAAACTATCCCATATTTCGATAGGAATACAAAATCATTAGGAATCTCAACAAACAAAGATTTTTGTATTATCCCAACTGGCAATGTCATTTCCCACTTAAAATCAGGTAATGCTATATTTTGCCCATCATCTATTACTGTTGGGTCTTCACCTTGCCATACTTGAGTTGTTTCTCTACCTAAGAATAACACCTTACCTTGAAAGGGTATTATGGTTTCGAGGTTATCGGGCATTGCTGAATTTGTAGATAAATCAATAAATTCTATTTCATTAGTTTTTTGATTAAACCAACCATCCACCGACTTTCTATCACTAGCATAATAAGCCTTCATAGCAAGACCAGATGGTCTAAACTTATTTTTATAACTTCTACCCTCGGCAAGCGCCCATAGGCGGTCATTAGCTACTGTTAGAAAATTAAATGGCGGAATATCTTTTTTATATAATATAGTACGTACTTCATCGGGTGGATTTTCTGCTAAAGTTAAAGTTACAGCCACGTTATTATCAGCTGGAAGAGCAAAAGCAATATTCGTAACATTAATTACTTTTTCTTCCTGACTGTTAATCACAGTAACAGAAGAGCCTATGGTTATATATTTCTCCATTTCTACTTGAAAAAACTGAGGTATATTAAATGTAAGTACATTAGCATTTTTTGTTATAGCTCCATTGATTAATACTGAAGCATTACCTTTTAAAGCTTGTAGAACATTGCCATCATAAATAAATACAGGGTCAACACCATTAGCTATTAAAAGCTTCCCTTGGTAATTAATATGTGAAATAATTACATTAGGGTCTAAATCTTCACGTAACGGATTAACATTAAAATTATTATTTTCTAGTTTATATAAAGCTCCACGTTCCCACCATAACTCAAAATAAACTATTTGCTGTAATGGCTCTAATTGTATATCAAAAAAACTTCTGGGAAATGGTAGAGTAAAACTAATTTGATTTTCTGTTATAACTACATCATTGATGTCAGCACCATCAGAACGTGATTCCTGTCTAATATAGAAATATACACCATTATGTATTCTCTGAGCTAAAAAGTCCTTTTGCTGTTGATCTAGCGTTGTTGTATTAATAGATATCTTACTAACATTAATCTCACCTTCTATTTCTTCAACAATAACATTTTCTGTATCTTTAATAGCTAAATACGGCAAATTACTTAAATAATTCTGGTATACTATTTTCTCAGAATCACCACCAGCTCCTAAATGAGACATTGTAGCGATTTGACTTCTGAATATTCTATTTTCATCAAATGGAAAAGTGGCAATTAATCTAGTGCCGTAACGAAGAGTACATGTATTATTATCACTAATAAGCATATTCTGTAAATATTTAGCGTATTGCGGATTATTATCTACGGTAGAGTCCATTCCTCTATAGGGAGCTGGAAACTGTACATTTTGCACTTGTCCTTGAAACATAATAACCTCGTTTAACTATAGTAACTGGCTAAGTTTTTCTTTGACTCATCCCAACTAAGCATTTGATATTTTATCTTCTCTACAAACCCTTTATTACTAACGTATAAATAGAATAATGCACCATGTACTAAACCTAAATGATAAGGTGCTGGATATACTGGTATACTGGCTTCTGTATTAGCATCATTAATGTTCTCTACTAAAGTCTTTGCATTCTGTAGCATTAACGCAGTAATATACTTTTTATTTACATTAT